CGGGCGATGTCGCGCGTGGTTTTGACCTCCATACAAACATTTACCATTTCAAAGGGTGACCAATGCTTGTGGTCGATTAGGTATCTCAGCAGCTTGTCCGCTGTCTCATGGCTGTTCTGGTTTTGCGGGTTACTCACCCGCGCGCAGTAAGCAATCAGCTGCTCCGGGGCCATGATTCCCAGAGGCGTTGTGGTGTACGAGATTAGTCTTACGTGCATGTTATTTATCCCCCTCACATAAGGCGGCATAGGCGCGCTTGACAACTGGAGCCATCATGTTCCCCTGCTCCAGTTCAAATTCGATGTGCTCAGCGGTCCAGCATTCTTCTGGATGGTACTCGTCCAACAACTCCTTCAAGGAGGCTCTTAGCAATTTGTTCTGGTTCATTAGATCAATGTGATCTTGCAGCAAACAATCCGCAATCTTCTCAATCATATCTGCTACTCCTCTTCCCATTCTTTTTCTAGCAGTCCATTCTTATCCATCACCGCGATCTCTATATCCAGAGCTACTGCATACACGGCATCAAGTAATAGGGGGTCGGTGATGATCATATTTCCATCTATAATCTCGGTCATTTCTTTATGCGTTAAACCCAAGCTCCCTCCCTTGCAGGACATCAAACGTGAAACCTCCTCACGTAGATGCTTTACCTCCGCCATCAATTCCATGTGATTTTGCAGCAAACAATCCGCAATCTTCTCAATCATGTCGTTCATGCCCACAGCTCCTCTTGTTCGTAGTACCCCGCCATACGGTCCGCCTCGTATTCCAGAAGATCGAGCGCGTCCTGTTCAATCGCTTCGATCTCCGCGTCTGTCAAATCGCAAACCATCTCCCCGTTTATAAACACTTCGAAGTCGAGGAAGCCGTTTTCCTCTGGATACCACGTGTCCGGGTTGCCCGAGGACTGCCCGGGACGATCCGGGCAGTAGGCAGTGACGACAACGGTGGCGGGCTCGCTGCGCAGTGTGATGTCAAACTCCATGACGCACCTCCTCACGCTTCCACAGGCTCTCAGCAGAGCGCCGTGCATGCACGGCAAACCCGGCGCAAATGGTTTTCCCAAGCTCCATGAGCCCTGATTTCTTGTCCACGTTGAGTTCAGGGTCGTACAGGTCCGCGACCATGTTGACGAGGTCTACGGGAGATGTGTTGAGCATCTCGATCCTGCCCTCGCGTTCGGTCCAGTCGGAGATGATGTAGGCCTGCTCCTGACGGTGGAGCTTGTCCCATGAGCCGCGGCCCTCGGCCAGTGCGCCGCGTGCAACAGTTTCCCAGTTCATGCGTTTTCCTTTCTGTCTTTCTTTGCGTAAACCATATCGAGCATTTCTTCGACATGGTCTCGTTTGCGCCAAGGGCTGAGGCCCTTGAACCATCGAACGTTTGCTTCAGAGGGAAGAAATCCCCAGGCCTCCACGAACAAAGAAGGGTAATGTCGATCTTCCATTGTGGTTCTCCTGTATTCCGCCGGGATGGCGTGGAGCGAATTGTGCGACCGGTCGCAGGCCTCTGTCAACACAAAAAACGCCCCCTTACGGGGGCGAGGGCCGGGCTACCCGGCAGGGGGACACTCAGCCAGAGTTTTGATAAGTCGGGAGAGGTACCACTGCGCCTTGCGGAGGTCCTCGACACCATTCTTGTCCTTCCACCGCCAGACGTACTTCACGACGTTGGCGGTGCACACCGCCTCGAATCCATCCAGCCGCTCGACCACCGCCTGGATGGCGTCGATGCACTCGATGCCGCTCGAACTCTGGTAGTGGCTGGGGCGGTTTACGGAATCATGAAATGGGCTCCCCTGATGCTTTACCACGGTCACTCCTCCTTTGATTTCAACAAATACAAGATAGCATTTCGCAGGGACTTGATGTCATCCTTGAAGTGTCCGAGGCCCAGGTTGCAGGCCGAGCAGAGCAGGCCTCGAAAGCGGTTTGTGAAGTGGCAGTGGTCTGCGCTCAGATGGCCCTCGGGCCGCGTTCCGCAAATCTGGCAGCGTCTGCCGAGCGCTTCCTGAAGCTCGAAGAATGCATCAAGGGACATGCCGAACTTCCGCAGACGAGTTTCTCTGCGCTTCTCCACGGACACAGAGGGGCGCGGATACTTTTGTCGGTAGAGGTTTTGGCAAATCTTACAGACAGCCTGGTGACGCTCTTTTCGTCGGTAGAATTGGTCGAGGGGCTTGACTTCGCAGCAGGATGAACAGCGCTTTTTATTTGGACGTTCCGTGGAGTTTGTCATAGGAGCGGAGGCCTCCGAGGCCCAGGAGCCCCAGCAAAATTACGATGAGGTCCCCCAGGTCAACTGCTGGAATGGGCGTTTCATTGCCCGCCAGCAGGAGCGCCCATCCCGCCAACGGACGCCCGATGTAGTGCCAGGCCAGCGCACATCCACACACCCAGCCGACGAAAGGTCGCCAACGCGAGGTGAAGGGATCTGAGCTTGCCGCTTCGACTTTGTTGACATCGGCCTGCATCTGCATGGCCTGGATGTCTGTATCAAGTTGTTTGAACTCTCCGGCCTGCTTCATCTTCTCCAGCTCGAGAAGCGCAGCGGCTTTCTGTGCAGGGTCTGGCCATGCACGGTCGATGATTTTTCCGACTACTCCAGCGATTGCGTCTGCGATCATGCGATTTTACAACATGTAATTTCGGGAATATCTTCAGGTGAAAACTTATTCGTTTTTTTAAGATTAACCTGAGCCGGTATCACTCTTATGTTTTTTTCCAAATGCAGACCACATACCTGTGCTCCGTTTAGGGGAACAATATGGTCCACATGCCATTTAATTCCTGTTATTTTTGTCCTGAGCAATGCTAGTTCATATGCTTCTCGGATGAAAAAACTGTTTGCCCATGGAGGGGTTGCTTGCCTAAATCTTTTTCTCCGTGCATTCGTTTCAGCTAGTTTTTTCTCTGGATACTTTTCACGGTGTCTCTTTAACGCTTCTCTATACAAATACCTTTTTTGTTCTCTCCGCGCAGCGTCATAGTTTCTTTTTTTGTCCTTATCCGCATAGTATCGCTTAGAGGCCCCTGAAATAATGTGTGTACGTCTACACCCACTGCATCTCTGAGCGTCAGAACGGCGTGCTTTTATCTCGTTTCCGCAATCAACGCACACAGGTTTTTTTGAGCACGATGGGCACTTTGTTTCGTTGTTTACTTTTTCAAACAAGGCGGAACAAGCACGACAGACTCGCATTATGAACGACCCCCGTGTGTTATTGAAAAATGAACCGCATCTTTTCTCTTAAATCGTCCCCCCCAACGACAGTCACTGCCCAAGGACTCCCAGAAAATCCCGAGAGGCTCGTATGCGGAAGGGTCGGTCTGATACACGCCGTCGATGAACAAGTTGATGTCAATTGCCAGTCGTTCGCAGTGGAGGGAATTGACAATACCTTTGCCTGCGTCGGCGTTCTGCTTTGCCTGTTCCGGGGACCGATATGCGTCTCCAAAGGAAAGCTCAAAGCCCTGCTTGTATGCCCATTCGATCAATAGACCTACGAGTCGAGTGAAACGTCGTTGCTTCTGTCCGAGGGTCTCGATCACTTACGCTTCTTCGCTGTCTTTTTGGACTGACGGAACGCCTTGTCCGTTGGGGAGCCTTTGCTCCCTGGGGCACGCATTTTTTCACCGGAGCCCGCGGCGATGCGGGCTCGTTTGGCGTGGATGTTGGCGTACAGACCTTTGCTCACTCGCGTGACTCCAGAAGGCCTTTCTCCCTGGCGAATGCGATGACATCTTCCGGACTCTGAAAGTCCGGAAGGTCTGCGCCACGTTCACGAAGGGATCGAAGCAACGAGATGTACTCGTTCATTGTAACGCTGTCGTCCGACTGACCACGGCCCATGGGCCGTGGTTCTCGCTGCTCTGGCATTACTTCTTCCTCCGTTTAGCCATTCCGCCCCGCTTGTAGCCCGCTGCCATTTCGACCGCCTCGTCTGGCGTTACGTAGCGGTTACGCAAAGCACGCTGGGCGTTGCCGGCGTTGCGGGCCCCGCGAGAGACGCTTCCAAGGCCCATGTTCTCCATCGCCTCACGTGCAGTAATCAGCCCTGCGCGATTGGCTTCAAGTGCTTTGGTGTACTTCGAAAATTTTGCAGGCGTAGTTGCAGCCTTAGTTGCAGCCTTAGCAGGACCGAAAGCTCGACCGAGGCCGAATGGCGCAGCAGTGCTCAACGCCGTCTCCGCGATAGCCATGTTTCGCTTAGCTCGCGGCGACGAGTAGTCATTCCTTGGAGTTACTTTAGGAGCACTCACTTTTGTGGGGGTATCGAGCCCACGGGGCTTCCGGCCAGTGAACGCGGAGAGTGGAGCAGCATTACGTTTAGGCGTAGGGATGCTGCCTCCGCCCGTCTTTCGCTTTCCGCTTGCTCCGGGAACCAAGTTCGCGTCGGCGGTCTTAGGCTTGCGCTTTGGCGCAACCGCGCTCGGAGCAGCCGCCTTCTTGCGCGCCCTGAACTGAAACTTTCCGCTTGCTGTGCGAAAAAGTTCCATGTTCGGATCGTTCATATACTTGTCTATCTCGGACATGCGACGGTCGATTTTTTTGCCTCGACCTGCCTCCGTGGAGATTCCACCTTTCGCTGCCATGTTACTTCTTCCCTCGTGTCGGCTTGGCCATGCGGCCACGCACTGCTGGTTTAGTCGTGCGTCCCCGCCCTGCGGGCTTGGCCATGCGGCCCTGCGCTGCGGCCTTTTTCTTGGCCTCGCCGCCTTTCCTGAAGCGCGCAGGCGCTTGCATCCCCTGCATCCCCTGCATCCCCTGCATCATGGGAGGCCTCTGCTGCCCGCCGTACAGGTCGGAGATCTGGGAAGGAACTCCCCGCCCTTGCTGCATCCCCTGCGCCGCGCTCATTCCCTGCATTCCCTGCATCGACTGCTCCAGCTGCCTTTGATACTGCTGTTGCATTGCTGGGTCCATTCCCTGCATACCCTGCATCATGGAGGGCATCTGCCCCTGCTGCGGCATTCCCCGCGACTGCGGCTGCTGCATCGACTGCTCCAGCTGCCTTTGATACTGCTGCCTCATTTCCGGGGGGGTCCCCGGAAGAAAGTACACTTGCCGATCTGGGTTCATTCCCCGCGCCGCGCCCAATCCCTGCATACCCTGTCCCAACTGCTGCATCCGATCATTCATATTCCTTTGCTGTTGTGTTCTCTGCTGCTCTTGTGGACTCAAGCTATCAAAACGAATCTGTTCCTCAATCTGCTGCATGGCATTGGGAGGCCGCTGCTCCGGAGGAATTGCTGCTAATTGCCGCATCATCTCCGCTCTTCGCACTTCTGGATCCATAGGCCGCTGCGGCCCCTGCTGCGGCATTCCCCGCGCCGCGCCCAATCCCTGCATACCCTGCATCATGGGAGGCATCTGCCCCTGCTGCGGCATTCCCTGTCGCCGCTGCATCATCTGAGCGTACTGCTGCATTGCTGGGTCCATTCCCTGCGGCATCCCCTGTCGCGGCGGAGGAGTGCGAACGGGGCGATTCATTGGAGGGGTAATCCCCGGAACGTTAGGCCGCGAGTTCGGGGGAGGAATCAGCCCACCGCCCATGCCACCGGCATTGTTGGGAATCAGCCCGCCGCCCACAGGCGAGGCCATGCCCGGACGTGCTGCAGGGGTAGCCATGCTGGCGTTTCGCCGCTGGGCCTCTGCCCTATTCATGCCCGCGCTCTGGCCGTAGGCTTGCCTCATTTGTGGGGCAGTCATTCCCGGCGTTATCGTGGGCCGCTGCATTCCAACGGTCGGCGTGGGACTGGCACGAGGGCTGCCCATTGCGGGGCCGCCAACCTGGTACTTCTTCACCGTCTTCCCGGCAACGGTCATCGGCTTCTTGGCCGCTACGGTCTTCTTCTTAGCCGCTACGGTCTTCTTCTTAGCGGGCGCGGCCTTGGTGGTGCGCTTCGCCATCATCGGCTTCTTGATCATGTCTGATTTCCTTTCATCGTTTGGTACGCCGAGGACGCGGCATGCGGCCCACTGGCTTTTTCTTCTTCACAAGACCGCCACCCCGAAGGCCCTGAAGCATCTTATTTCGCTCTTCAATGGCATTCATGGCACCGCCCAACATTCCGCCCTGTGAGGGGGCAGGAGCAGGAGCCTGAACGGGGGCTGGAGGAGGCGGAGGGGGAGCTGTTCGAGTCCGTGGAGCAGGAACCGCGGTCCTCGCTTTGGGGCGAGTGGTTAGCGGCCTTTTCCTGCGTTCTCCGGCAGCCTGGGCGTTCGGGGAACGAGAGGGGGGCTTTCTTGTCGTGCTTGTTGGAATGGGAAGCCCGAGCGCACGCCGGAAGCTGTCCTGTTCCTCCTTGGAGATGCCAGGGCTCTTGCTGAAGTAGGACTGCAGGAGTTTTTCCTTGTCCTCGTTGCTTTTTCCGCCCGGAGGGGCAGAAGTAGCTGGACCGCCATCAGCGTACCGGCGAGGCCGACGCATTTTCCTCATTGACTGAGCCCTCAGGATATGCCATCAAGGCCTAATCGTACTCTCCATGCGCGCCGCGGGCAATTCCGTCGCTCAAGTTCGGCGGCCCACTCCATGGCCCGCCGGAACGCTTTCTCATTAGGAAAAAATCCCCTGAATTCCGCTACCCTGAAAGGCACCTGCGGAACCTGGGCCCCTTGGTAAAAGAACCGTGTCGGATGTTCAGCTTCCATGGTCCTTGGTCCTCGGTTTTTCATCCCTTAACTGTTTCTCGAGATCCAAGCGAAGCAGCAGACTTTCGATCTCATCCGCAATCTCCTCACGGTCAGCCCGTGTCAGCCGCTCCTTTGAGCCTCGAAGGAGGCTTATAAGATATCTAGCCATAAGCAGCAGTAGAGCGTGAAAGAGCCGACGACAATGATGAACCACTCGGCGAACTGGTCTCCAGTCATAAATCCCCCAGTATTTCGTCTTCAAGATTGATGATCTCCGCTTCACTCAGCGCGTAAAGGATATTCGCGCGCCTGGTCCGATGGGTGCATTCCTCCGAAGCACGGGCAAAAACGCCCGTGATTTCGACCTGCGGGGGTAGGTCAAACTCCTCGTCGGCAGGCATCTCTTGGTACTCCACCTCGACCTCAAAGGGCAGGATAGTTTTATGCACGCGAGGCATGAGCGCCCACCTGCTTAAGTCGCTCCGCTTGCTGCTGTTCCCAGAGCGTCTTCTGGAATTCCTTTTCCACAAGCTTCATGCAGACCATTCCGACGGAGCATTTCCATGCCTCCGCAAGTTCCCGCATCATCGCGTAGTGCGTGCTACGAACGGTGATAGTGGTCCATGGTTCGCGACGCCTGGCTGGCGATACGTGTACCACGGGGTCCCCAGGCTGGCGAGGCTTGCGTCTCCGACCGTAGGTCTTACCGAACTTTTGAACTTTCTTTCTTGGCATGGGTGGTCCCTCCTGATTGAGCCGCGAATGTATCGTATCTAGTACGATACGGTCAACAGGCTTCGCCCCAACTCGGGCCGATTTCAAGGTCCACTTTGCTGGGAACCTCGAGGCGTACAGCGCTCAACATGATGTTGAGCGCCTCCATGGCCTCCTCACGAGTCTTGACGCTGATGGCAATCTCATCGTGGACCTGCAGCAGGACGTTGAATCCCGCCTTTGAGAGCTTGACCATGGCAGACTTGGTCTGGTCGGCAGCAGAGCCCTGGATGAGCCTGTTCAGGCCCTTGTAGGTCATCGCCCGGCGGATGCGGGGGCCGTACTTGGCCGCCGCCTCTTCCTTGGGAAGTGCCTTGTTGATGCCGTATTCGATAGGCTCCCACAGCGGGAACCGGCACTTGCGGCCCAGCAGGGTGCGGATTGATCCGTCTGACGCAGGGCTTTCGATGCGCTTCATGACAGCGTCCACGGTGCCCCGCAGGAACGGGACCTTCTGGTGGAATACCGACATGAGTTCCGAGGCCTCCTCAATAGGCAGGTCCAGCTGCCCAGCAAGCTTGGCCTTGCCCATCCCGTACATGAGGCCAAGCCCGATAGTCTTGGCGGCCTTGCGCTTGATGCCCGCCATGTCGGCGACCATCTGGTGGAAATCGGTATCCGGGTTTTCGCGATACGCCTTGGCCATGTTCTCCGAACCCGGCAGCCCCAGCAGGGTGGCGTAGTGCACCAACAGCCGGGGCTCCTGGGAGGAAAAGTCCATCGCGGCCCACTGCTCGCCTTCCTCTGGCAGGAACAGGCTTCGCACAGTAGGGCCGATAATCTCATGCCTGGCGGGGACCTGTTGCAGGTTGGGGTTGGCCATGGACAGCCGCCCGGTAACCGTGCCGCCGTCGTCAGAGCGCAACTGGTTCACGTGTGGATGAATCCGACCGTCTTTCTTGGCGAAGTCCAGATAAGGCCGCAGGAACGTCCCGTAGGTCTTGTTCAACTCGCGCGCCGAGACAATCATCCCCGCCACGGGCGCTTCGCAGGACTCAAGAAAGGAACGGGTGAAGCTAGGCAGCCCGGTGGCCGTCCTCGGGTATTTGATTTTAAGCTTGTCGAATGCCGTCGCGATGCTGGCAGCCGCCCAGATGTCTACTTTATGCCCCGCGATGTCGGATACCTGCTGAATCATCTTCTGCTCTTCGCCCGCCATCTTCGTGATGAGTTCCCCAGCGCGATCCACGTTGAAGCGGATCCCCTTCAGGGTGACATTCACGAGCACCGGCAGCAGGCTTGTCTCCAGCTCGAAGATCGACTCAACCTCTTCGCGCTTCAGTGCGGTCTTGAAGTACTGCCAGAGCTTGAGTGTCAGTGCGGCGTCCTGCTCCGCGTAGTCGCCCACGAACATCGCGGGGAGCTTCCACAACTCCTTCTTCGGATGCACCCCAAAGTCCGCAGCCGCTTCCTTGAGCCCAATCTCCGACTTGGTTTCTTTCAGGAAGTCGAAGCCGAGGCTGTTCAGCGCATACGAGTATCGGTTCTCGTCGATGACCCCCGCGGCAACCATCGTATCGAATACCGTGCCGTTGACCGTGAACCCCGAGGCAAGCAGCCAGCCCAGGTCGTAAGCCGCGTTGTGCATGACCTTTGGACAAGGGAGTTCCAAGACCTTCTTCATCCAGCGCTCGATCACGCGCTTGTCGAGATTCCCGCCCCCCGCGTGCGCGACAGGGAAGTAGCCCTTCCACCCCTCGACGGCGACGGCATAGCCGACGATGTAGCCGTCCTTACGTGGCCACCCTGGGCCGTGTGTCTCCATGTGTGGGTCACACGTCTCGAGGTCGATGGCAATCTCAGTCGCTTCGCTTAGGTCAGGGAATGCAGCAGGAGGAACCCACTCGGACTTGGGCGCGAACATGGGAAGTGTCTTCACAGGAAAAAAGCCTTTCGTGCGTTACGAGGCTGCACCAGGTGCAAGGATTGCTTGGCACGGGTGAGCCCGACGTACAGTAATCGATTAACATCATCCGGATTACGTTGGTACTCGTCCGCGAACTTCGTGGACAGTTCCATCATCATCAGGACATTATCCGCCTCGCCCCCCTTTGCCCCGTGGATCGTAGACAGTCGAACACGAACATTCCCTGTCAATTTAGTCTTCCTGCGTAATAGCGCGATGATGTACTCACGCTTGGCCGCGTCGATCTTAGCCAGTGCCTCATGCCATATCGCGTCCGTCAAAAGCCCGTGGTCCTGCTGCAGGTCCGCGAGGGAATACAGCCCTTCGTCTGACAGGCTCGACAAGGTCTTGTGCCCGCGGGCCACGAACCGTGAATCGAGGAACTTGTAAATGTTTCTTACAAGTTGCGAGGTGACGCGCTCTCCGCGACGCAACGTCTCCCACCCCAGCACCGCAAGCAGCACTGCTTCTGGAATGCTCCGTTGTCCGTGGCGCTCGAACAGGATGCCTTCGCTCTTCAGCCACGAGTGTGTCTCGTTCAGTAGGTGGTTCGTGGAGGCGAGAACAAGCCACTCCCCGGATGTCAGGTCAACGTGGCGGAAGTCGTTGTACAGGCAGATGCGCCCCTTTTCCTCTCGGGGCTTCCAAGTCTTGTTCTGGCGGTTCCGGATGCGCTTCACGACCCTGTTTGCCATCTCGTGAATCTCTGCAGGAACCCGGTAGGACTTATCCAACACCACCACGTCGCCCTCGAACCCCAAGAACTCCGACACATCAGCGCCGGCCCAGTTGTAGACAGCCTA